ACCCATCGAGAGTCGCGACCAAGTGTTCGTGTACGGACAAGAGGTTCGCGATTTCCACTTTTTGAAGAAGGACGCCATCTGGACGACGGCCGCGGCCGCGTTACAGGAGGTGGACCGGCAGTTGCAGGCGGAAAAGGCCAAGGTCAGGGCGTTGGAAGAAAAAGAGCATCGCGTGAAGCGTGAATTGTCCTTCACGGATGGCCAAGGCTTGTTGGTGGATGCCGAGGGTGTTCTGAGTAACGTGGCTCAGAGCAAGACTTTCTTGGGCGTTGTTGGTGATCCCGAGGGCATAATTGAGACCTACGGAGAGGTCAGGATTTGGGTCGCGAACGCCTTGGATCACGACATCGAGGTGGGTGATTTGATCACGACGAGTAACGTTGCTGGGTATGCGATGCAGCAGCAGGACGACCTTCTCCGCAGTAGCACTGTGGCAAAGGTTTTGGAGCCGTGTGACTTCACGCAGCCTCGGGTGCCCGTGCGCCGAGAGGTGATGAATACGTCGAATGTGAACTACTACCTCAAGCTCTCAGACGTGAGTGAGGAGGAGTATTCCAATCTGGCTTCTGACAAGCGCACGACTGTGACCGAGGAGTACTACGGTAAGGATGTGTACGAGCGCGTTTTTTACAATCCGTACGTGAACAAGATGCCATCGTACGACTGCGAGAAGTACTTCAAGATCCTGACTAACTCGATTACCAAGGCGGTGTACGACGCTTTGTCTGAGGAGGATCGGGTCCCGTACGAGGTGGAGAGCTACACCGACAGTGGGCCTTTGACGTACGTGTACACGTACTCCGTGTACTTGGATCCTTCGGCGTGGCAAGACTTGAGTGTGAGTGACCAAGCTGACTACGAACACGGATACTTCAGGTCTGTGGTCAAGGAGGTGGGGGAGGCGGCGCCAGGGTACGACTTGCGCACGCGCACTTTACACAAGAAGATCTTGGGCACGTCTATGACGCCAAAGGATGGGTACGTGTTGGAGGTTCGAGAGGAACAGAGTGGCACTGGCCAGTGGTACATGGATTACGAAAACACCGAGCCGGCTTACGAGATGCGTTACTTGGATGAGCACGGCCAGCAGGTGTCGAAGTATGACGCGGTGTATCGGGCAGCTCTCTTGAAATGTTTGTTAATTTAAAAAAATGTTGCCACATACTATACATAAAAGATGTCAGGCGGTGTTGCCCAACTCTTGGCGATCGGCGCGCAAGATTCCCACCTCGTTGGGAACCCGCAAGCGAGCTACTTCCGCTCGACTTTCAAGCGTCACACTAACTTTTCCCAATCGGTTGAATCTCAAACGATCCAAGGCAATGTCCAAAACGGTGGGATCTCGAGTGTTCGTTTCGAGCGCAAGGGTGACCTTTTGTCTTACATTTACCTCCAGCCGACGACGAAGACGGCTTCTCCGTCCGCGAACGTCGCCATCACTGACTGGACCAAGGCGATTTCCAAGGTTTCTTTGTACATCGGTGGCCAGCTCATCGACGAGCAAGACAGCACGTTCAGCACTCTGATTGCGCCGAAGTTGTGTGCGCAAACCTACGCCAAGTCCCGTGCGTCCGGTTTGTTCGGTTCTGGTAGCGCCTTCTACCCGATCCGTTTCTTCAACTCGGAATCTTTCCAGGACTGCATCCCTTTGATCAGCTGCCAGTACCACGACGTGGAGATCCGAATCACGTGGGGTTCCGAGGCCGAGGCTTCGGCGTGGACGTGCTACGCCAACTTCATCTTCTTGGACACGGATGAGCGCGATCACTTCGCTTCCACCAGACAGGACATCGTGATCACCCAAGTCACGAAGTGCGTGGCGTCTGCGGCTCGCATCCAGGAGCTCAACTTCAATCACCCAGTCAAGGCCATCGCGGCGGCGAACACGGGTGGTGTGAGCTTGGTGGGTTCCACGAACCGCTTGAAGCTCCAGATCAACGGCACGGACATCGGTGATTACCGTTATGCCCACCCGAACTACACCTCGGTCCCGTTGTTCTACCACACGAGCTTCGGTGACAACGACAGCTTGGATGACCTCTTCGTCTACAGCTTCGGTTTGGACGTGTCCAAGCCTTTCAGCACGGGCACTTTGAACTTCTCTCGCCTCGACAGCGCGCGCATCGTGAGCGAGACGGCGACTTCAAACGATAACATCTACGCCATCGGTCTGAACATCCTCCGTTTCGAGAATGGTTTGGCCGGTTTGTTGTACTCGTCGTAATTAATTTTTTCACTGTTTAATTTAATGAATATTTGGTTGACGATAACCCTTTTATCCGCGGTGTTCGTGCTCACGTACGACCCCAAATCGGGAAAGCTCGAAAAGTACATCGGCACCACGCCCACTGCGAATAAAGAGAAACACTTCCAGGAGATCCAATTTGGTGGTGGCTTAAAAATGAGCCACGAGAGAGAGTTAGAACAACATGATTCCTATTGATAAGCAAACCCTTTTCATGGTGGCGACGATCGTGGCGCTGGCGGCCACGGTCTACCTCTTCAAGGAGATGAAGAAGACGAAGGAGGACTTGGACAGCCTCAAGGGTGTTTCAAGTAAGGTGGTTCGCCACCTGAACCAGCTTCCGCCGCCGCGCGCGTTCGTGCAGATGGCTCGAGCCCAGGCGAACGAACGGTTCGCCGACGCGGAGGAGAAGCAGCAGGCCGACTCTGGCGCGGAAAACGGCGAGGGTGCCGCGGGTTCCGAAGCAGAATAATTACTGGGCCTATTGTATAATGTGCAGACATGTTGAAAAAGCACAAAGCAATTGCTATACCAGTGACATTCGTTGACGATAAGCCGCGGTTCCTCACGGTGAGGGATCGTCGATTTAAAGATTGGACATTCGTGACCGGGGGGTGTCGCCGCAGGGAGATCATGAATCCCCTTCGGTGCGCCCTTCGCGAACTTGAGGAAGAGACTAGGGGCGTGATTTCCCTACGCAGTGGCGAGTACGCTGACTTTAAATTTACGGTCAAGGACCCGCAAGAAGCGAACGTGGAGCTCGTGTACAACGTGTTCGTGTTGTTCGTCCCGTGGAAGCGGGTGGAGCAACAGGCGTTTGTGAAAAAATTTTACGAGGAGAAGCAGCGCATGACCCTCCGCAAGATCCAGAAGCAGAGCATTAAGCGCACGCACGACGAAAACGACTATATGAGTTTCGATACCCTCCCGGAGTTCAACGCCCGGAAGCAGTGGAAGATGATCCAGGACAAGGTGATCGCGAACCCAGAGTTTTACTCGTGCATGTGCATGAGTTCTGCTAATAGAAAAACATTCAATATCAGTAGCGGAAGATGAAGTCCAAGAACTACGTTTTAATGCAAATAAAAACTTTACTCATAAAGAACCGTGGATACTACGAAAACGAGGCGGATGAGTACGTGGAAAAGGTCAGGGAAAAAACAGTCTATGAGCTGTTAGTGATTAAAAAGGAATTGTCTTCTCGAAAAGAGTACCCGGACATTTCATTCATGAGCAGGTGGTTTAAACAAGAAGACAGTGAATAGAGTAAGGAGAGCGATGGCTACGTTCAAGCGGTGGTGTGCCGAGAAAGGATTTAACAATGCGCGGAATTTATCACACGTGTTGATGGACGGCGGGAAGTTATCGATCCCGTGTGATAAATTACCGGAGTTTCACGAAAAGTACATAGATTGCGTGCGCGAAGGGGAGACCCTGTTCGTCGTGGAGCAGAAGACGACCAACTACCACTTCTTCGTGGACTTGGATTACAAGGCGGAGGATGCGATGCCTCTGAACGAGATTGAGAGTGTGTGTAAGATCATCTGCGACAAGGTGAAGCGTCACGGTGGGAAGGACTGCCTCGTGAGCGTGTCCCCTCCGAAGAGGTCTGGTAAGTCTGTGAAGACGGGTGTCCACTTGAACTGGCACGGGTTCATCGTGAACCAGGCCTCGGCGTTGGCCCTTCGTGAGCACATCTTGGTGGCCCTGAGCATCGCCAAGAGTGGTGTGGATTGGGAAAAGGTGGTTGACAGCGCGGTGTATGGGGATCTTCACCGCGGGTCCAAGGGGAGTGGTTTCCGCATGCCTTGGTCTCACAAGAAGGCGAAGCACGACGAGTGTCAAGGCCGTGGCTGTGAAGGGTGTTCGCAGAGTGGAAAAATCAACCAGTTGGCCTACCTTCCGGTGTTTATGTACAGGCATGGACCGGCGTTGAGCATGATGATGCGCGTGGATCACACACCGGACGCGAAGATCTTAGGCATGGCTTCCGTGCGCACGGAAAGCGAGGACTTCGCCGTGGTCGAGCCCCCGTCCGAGGTCTTGCGCCGTGAAGGTGGTTTTTCCAAGGCGCAGATGAAGGATGAGGTGGTGGATTTGGCCCTTCGCGTGGAATTGGAGATGTTCATAAACAAGTACATGGAAGGCCAGGGCGCTGCTCGGGTCACGAAACTTTTTAAATTCCAAAACCAGTACTTGGTGTCTACGACGTCGAGGTATTGCGAGAACACGGGACGCGATCACGGTTCGAACCACGTGTGGTTTTACATAAGCGGTGACTACATCGCTCAAAAGTGCTTTTGCCGGTGTGAGGACATACGCGGCCGGAAGGATGGTTTCTGCCGAGACTTCGTCGGCCGGAAGTACGTGCTCACCACAAAACTGCGTGATGCCTTGTATGAGAAACCCGTCAAGTGCCCGGAAATCAAGAAGAAGGCGCCTTCGGCCACGCCTGGGGAAGCCCCCAAGTGGTCCGAGGCGAAGCTGGATGTGGAAAAGTTTTTACAAAAGTATTTCGGAGGTCACGAGAACACGAAGATCATCCGTTTGGTTCCGAACAAGAAGACGTTCACCGTGATTACGAATTCCACCTACTGCGGGATCATCGATGGCCATCACGATAAGGTTGTGAGTTTTTCAATAAATCTTTCGGATGGTGTGATGACCCAGCGGTGTGCGTGCAAGGTTGGTGGTAAAAAAGTGAAAATTTACCAAAATGTTTTGAATGCACTTAAACAATAATGGCGTGATGAAATTAATATGGCCGTGAGCATGGCGAACCTTCCACGCACTCGATCTGGGCGAACGATTAAAAAGCCGCAAGACGTCTACGTCCCTGAGATTGTGGATTTCGAGGATGAGTACTCCGACGAAGACGACAGTGACTTCGATATGTCAGGTAGTGACATCGACACTGAAGACGAGCTCGTCGACAGTGATGAGGAAGAAGACGACGACGAAGACGACGCCGACGAGAATGGTAACTTGAAGGGTTTCATCGTGAGTGACAGCGAAGATGACGAAGAAGCTTAAAAACGTACGAACTTGTAATAACACATGGAGGCTGACATAGGCAACCCTATCGAGTACAAACCCAATGATCTCCCACCACCTCGCGATCCGCGGATGGACCCGTTCCCTGATGACGACACGGATGATGAACCGCCCCGGCGCCACCAACACGAGGAGTACTACCATCAACCTCCTCCACCGATGATGATGATGCCTCCGCAAATGCCACCGCCACACATGATGCCGGTACAGGAGAAATTTGACTTATCGAGCATCGACAAGACAACCTACGTGCTTGTTTTCGCGGCATTCATCTTAGGGTTCTTCATGGGCAAAACAATGCAGCCCGTCATATTGCGATATTCCTAAGCACCCATCGCTTCCGGACATGTCGATAGCTTCAAACTCACCAACATCACCCTCGGCCGACCCTGTGAAATAGGCTCGGCTGACGATGATGGGATCCTTGAGATTGTCTTGTAATACCTGAATGGCAGTTCCTTCCTCACCCGGCGTGACGCTCTCGCGCGTGAACGACAACTCCGACTCCTTTGCAATAGGTGCGGTCGGTGCATAGGCGAATGTGTAGGCGAGATAGGCTAAAACGAGGAACACGACGATTGCTGAAATTGTAACGATGACGATCATTATTAAATGTCTACGAAATTAGTTTTCCGCCTCCTTGACCTCGGCCTCGGCCTCGGCCTCGGCCTTGGCTTCGGCTTCGCGCGCCTTTTTTCTTTCTTCGATTTCCTGAGCGACGATCTCGTCGGCCATCTTGACCAACTCTTCCATCGGTGTGTCTGGCTTTTCCTTCTTCAAACGCTCGATGACATCGGCCGGGTGGCTGATCGGAGCTTCATCGGGTTTGTTGTAGAACTTGGAGTTCTCATCGCCCGGTGTGAAGTGGTTCACGTTGTCCAGCATGCCCCGCTTCCGTTCTTCGAACATCTTGGCGGCGGCTTTTTGGTTTTCCCTGTATCCGGTCATGATCTCTTCGAGGCGTTTCTCGTTGTAGTGGACGTCCTCGACTTCGCTGAGTTCGGGTGGGATCAGCGCCCACTGGTACATGTCAACCAAAAGGATATCGAAGGTGGCGTCTTCTTCCTGAAGTTTCTTCGCGTGGTTCGCGGCCTCATCCCTGGTTCCGAAGGCGCCGAGGATCTTGAGCCCGAACTTTTCCGATTTTTGGTTACACCCTTCGGGCCCGACGATGGAGATCAGGGCGTAGAGTTGTCCCGGAACGGTCGTGTACGTGCGCTGAAGAGTAGACATATTTCTGTTTATTCATGTGTCGAAAACTTTAAGTTATCATTCACCCCACAGGTAGCTCATGGATTTGGACGTGGACAGGTGAATTTTTTTGAAAATCCACCACATTTAATTAAAGTATTCACGCGATAAAAAAATGAAATGAGATGCGAAAACTTCACAACGACATCAAACGCGAACACATCCTTCAGGTTGCGTCGGAGGGCCAGCACGTGTTAGACGTGGGGTGTGGTTTCGGTGGTGACCTCCAGAAATGGCGTCAGGTGGGTGTGCAACTTTCTATGTGTGATCCCGATAAGGCGGCGTTGGAAGAGGCGAAGACGCGCGCGAAAAACTTGAAGATGCACGTGACTTTCTACCACGGGGACATCCACGGCTGTCCTGTGCGTCGGTGGGACATCATCTGTTACAACTTTAGCCTTCACTACGCCTTCGAGAGTGAGAAACAGTTCAAGTCCACGATGGCCGAAATAAAGAAGCGCCTTCGGCAGGGTGGGGTGTTGATGGGTATCATCCCGGACAGTGAGCGCATACTGTTCCAGACGCCTTACCAGGATAAGGAAGGGAATTTTTTCAAGATGAAGTCTCACGGATCGGGGGGTTTCGGTGAAAAGCTCTTCGTGCACCTGGCCGACACCCCGTTCTACGACGACGGTCCCAGGAGCGAACCTGTGGCGTACAAGGACGTGTTGGTCACGCACTTGGAAAACCACGGGTTCACGATGGTGCAGTGGGAAAAACTGTACGGCACCCCGATCACTGAGATGTATTCTAAATTTATGTTTGTATATAAAAAGGGTTGACGCATGTTTATTTTTTTACTTTTGTTCCTTATCGATCTCTACATTTTGTATACCACGCGTGAACCGAAGGTGCTTCGAGAGGTGAAGGAGCGCTACGAAATCCTCAGGCGACACTTGGTGCGTGAAAACAAGTTCCCTAACATTCACGACAGGATCCCGATAAGTGCGTTCTACAAGGATACCGGCAGCGGAATCGGTTACAACTCGAACAAAGGTTACGAGATCGGCCTTTGCCTTGGGAACGAAGAACCGAACGAGGTCTTCCACGTGTTGCTTCACGAGCTCGCCCACTGCACGGTGTCTGAGTACGACCACACGGCCCAGTTTTGGAAAAACTACATGGCCCTTCGCGAAGACGCTGTGCGCTTGGGGGTGTACGAGAAGATCCCCGACCGCAAGCCTTTTTGTGGCCAGCACATCCAGGATAAATAATCTTCTCACCTAAAAGTAACACACTATGGCCACGTCGCCGCAGAACGCGTACATGGCGATCGCCTATTGGGTCGTGATCTACGCCGTGACGACTTTGCCAATCTTCATTCGAAACTATCACGCAAACTTGATGTTGCTCACGGTGATCATCCCGAACATGTTCCGCCTGATGGTGAACCGCATCCCACGCCTGGCCGTGGATCGTTCCTTTTTCTTCATCTCCACTTTGGTCACGCTCATCATCACCTACTTGGCCACGAACTGGTGGCCTCGCATGAAACAGAACATCTCCGAGTACGGCAAGGACGTTAAGAGGAACTTACAGATTAGTGCCCTCTTAGCGGCGATTTTTGCCTTGAGTGGAGTGTTTGCGTACGTGGTTGGCCTTGATAAGTCCATCTACAGCAACCTCGGGTGGGAGAGTTAGTTCTTCATCACGTAGTTTTGGATGAAGTAAAACAACACCGCGGCCACGAGGCCCGTAGAAGCCAAACCGACCATGCTTCTGCCCCCTTGTTCGTTAAGGAACTTGGGGACAGAGGTCACGAGTTTGTCCTGCACAGGTTTAGACACGGCGGCGGCCGCGCACGCCGCCACGACGAGTGCCGTCATTTGTTCATCCGTCAAGTTTAACGGATTTTCTGATTTCTTCTTCGGTTCCGGTTCGTCGGCTTGCGGCATCATCATCGGTTGTTGCGCGTACATGTTCGTCTGCGGGGCGGTCATTTGCGGCATCACACCTTGCATGCGCGGGTCGGCCGGCGGTTCTGGCATGAGGTCACTGATCGGCGTGCTGTCCATCATTTCAGGTTCTTTCTGATTATTAGGGATATTATTATTCTCCTGAATAAAATTCGGTGCGAAGTTTCTTCTTTCGTCTTGCATTTGTTGTGGTGGTGGTGGGAGTTGGGTTGGCATATGCGGCTGCTGTTGCGGTGATGGCTGGAGGCTCACCATGCCCATGCTGTCGTCGTTAAGATTGAGAGTGCTGATGTCAGTGCTCATCTATACTTCCAGTGGATGTTTTCTAATGCTTCTTGGTGACGCGCACGGCTGGTTTTTTTGAATTTTTGTGTTTGTCCTGTTCGCGCTCTTGATCGGTGAGATACTTCGGGTTGTACATCTTCTTGTGAAGCTTCCACAGGTCTGGGCTTCCCACCCTGAAATTCTTTCTGAGGGATGCTTTGTACCAAAACACACAGTCGGTTATCTTGTTGGATTTCACGGTGTTGTCGAGTACGAGGCATTCGTAGTTCTCGGTCGTGGCGTCCATCACCTTGCAAAACACGTCGAACGAGGGAAAGATCCCGAAGAAGCTCTTGTACAACTTCTCTCGATTCTGAATTATGTTCTCTCGAAGTACGAACACGTAGTCCACGTTCGCTCGAAGAGCCGGTGGAAGATCCATGACGTACTGCATCGTCAACATGAAGAAGATGTTGAAGTGCCGGCCATTCATGAAGCACTGCCTGATTCGCGTCTCCTTGAGAAACTTGCTGTCGTACATGCAATCGTCCAGGAGCATGAAGGCGCCGTTGTTCCTGTTCTTCCCGTTCGTGCCCACGAGCTTGCGCTGCCTGGACAACACCCTGTCGACGGCCTCGCCGTCGTAGTCTCCGTAAACGAAGAGATCGGGGATGAAGTTTCCGTAGAAATGATTTCCTTCTTCTGTTCCAGAGAGCACGATCCCGGCTGGTATGTGTTTCTTGTAGTACATGATGTCTTTCACGAGAGTGGATTTGCCTGTATTTCTCTTCCCGATGAAAACACAGATCCGGTCGTCGTCCATCGTTTCCGGTCTGAATTTTCTCAGTTGAAGGTTCATGTCTTCTGGTATTTGTGGAGTTTTTGTTTCTTAAAATTTTACTCACCCTATAGTAGAATGCATCTCGCAGCGAGAGGCTTGGCCGATAAATGGCTCACAGGAGATGTGAAATTTTCACACTTCCTGTCTCGCTTCAAGCGCCACACCAAGTTTGCCATTCAGCACGTGGAGAACCCGTTCGATGGGGAAGTAAATTTCGGGCAGCAGATCGAGTGCCGCATTCCACCCAAAGGTGATTTCGTGCGCAACTTGACTTTGAAGATCACCCTGAGTGACCCAACCCCGGATTACAGCACGAGCATCAACGACAGGTACTACCCCCCGTCCGTGTGTTCACACCTCGTGGAGTGGGTGGACCTTCGGATCGGTGGACAAACCATCCAGCGCCTGACGGGTGAGTACATATACATGCACCAACAGCTTCACAACACGGCCGACGACGTGGACCAGACGATGTATTTCCTCAACGGCCACGGGAACTTCCTCGTCTACCGTGGGGACAACACGTACTTTTTGGATCTCCCTTTTTATTTTTACCGCCGCCCGTCGCAGGCCATCCCTGTGTGTGCCATAAACAAACAGTTGGTATCGGTGGTGGTGAAGCTTCGCCCACTAAAGGAGATGATTTTCATGGGCATGCCATCGAATGTGGAGGCGCACATAAGGAACATATCACTGGACACCGAGTTCGCCTACGTCACCCCTGAGGAGATTAATTTTTTCCGCACCAGGCAGATCGAGTACTTGGTGGAACAGCTCCAGGTATCCAAGTTCGTGATGAAGGCTGGGCACGACACCAAGTCTGTGATGTTGAACTTCCAACATCCAGTGCGCGAACTTTTCTTCGTGAGCCAATCGCAAGCTTCGGTGGCGAACAACGTCCCTAATGATTACAACACCATAACCCACGCCCAGCTCAAGTTTAACGACGAGACGGTGTTCGACATGAAGAACAAGTACATGGTGTGGGGCCAGGCGTTGGAACACCACGTGAACGCGCCTTTGATCGTGCTTCAGCAAGCGCTCGATCCCGATACCAGGCAAACGGGTGCTTTCTTGTTGAAAGGGGATTTCGGCATGTACTCCTGGGCGCTCAATCCAGAGAGGCACACCCCGTCCGGCCAGGTGAACATGTCTCGGATAACACACAAACTCTTGACCCTCACGATAAACCCGTCGTACGCCGACGCGGACAACGACACGCGCGTGTATGCCGTGAATTTCAACGTCTTGGCCGTAAACGGGGGGTTGGCCGGTTTAAAGTATTGATTTGTAATTAAGATGAAAGGCAAAGATAGCATGGACTTTTTTTTCGACACAATATTTGGTTTCAACGATCTCCCCGAGCCCACCACACCGGCACCCGAACCTGAACCTGAACCTGAACCTGAACCCATGCCTTTGGGAGACACGCGCCTGGTTGAGGCCACGAACGAGGTTGGGGAAAAGATAATACTAGAGATGCCTCACCCACTGTGTTTAAAAAAAACTCCCTACATAACAGGAAGCGATGGCAGGCCGCATACAGCTCGAGACCACTGGAAAGCAGGATAAATTTTTCACGCTCGACAGTGAGTTCACGTACTTCAGGGAAACCTTCCGTCGCCATTCGGCGCACGCCGTCGAACACGTCGGGGTCGACCCCGACACCGAGGGTGCCGATTTCGGAAAGAGGGTGTCATTCACCATTCCAAAGAACCTCGGGGACCTTCTCAAGGGTGTGAGCCTCCGGGTGACCCTACCCCCGATAAACGTCACCGACGTTGGATACATAGAGAGCATCGGCCACGCCTTGATTGAGCACGCGGACTTTTTCATCGGAGACGAACTTGTCCATCGCATCACGGGCGATTGGCTTCAGCTTCACAGTGAACACTTTTACACGCAGACCAAACAGCAGGCGCTTTACCAGCTCGTTGGAAAATACCCTTACCGCGTGGCCGGGGTGCGTTCGAACAACGCGTCCATCATAGGTGTCTTGGGTGAGGCCACGGTGAGCCGCGATTGGCACGTCCACTTACCTTTTTGGTTTTCGGACGCCCCTTCTTTGTCAGTCCCGTTGGTGGCCATCACGAAGCAGGAGTGCCGTGTGGAAATCAAACTCCGCGACTACCAAGACTTGGTGGTGAACGTCACGGACGGAACGAAGCCTACGCTAACGAACGCACTGAAGATCGAAGCCATGGACCTTCAAGCGGACGTGGTGTTCGTGGACAAGTGGGAACGGATAAAAATTAGGAAAGCGACCCCTGATTACATGATCACCCAGAACCAACAGAATAACTTTCTCATTCCGAAGGGTCAGAACACGGCCAAGTTTAAACTTTCCTTCATGAACCCAGTCAAGGAGTTATATTTCGTGATCCAGTCGGAGGGTGCGTGGCCGTTCGACTACGACAACTACAGGCAGATTTACGACAACAAACACGTGTTGTACGAACACTTGGATTACCTCACCTTAGAGTTGGACCGCGAGGAGGTGATCCCACCGCACGTGGGGAAGGCTATCTTTTTGAAGGCGGCCCAGGCGGCGATCCACCACTCCAAGACGCAGTTGATAAGGCGGTTTTATAGTTATAGCTTTGCTCTTCAGCCGGAAAGCTACGAGAGCACGGGGAGTGTGAACTTCAGTATGATCAAGGACCAGATCCTCACCCTTAATGTGGTGCAAAATCTACTGAACGACAGAAATGTCCGAGTGTACGCGAGATCCTTCAACGTGTTGAGAATTCGCGACGGACAGGCCAAAGTTCTCTTCGGGAGCACTATATAAGGAACAATGATTGATCTTCAAGAGACTGCTATAAACATATTACAACCCGTGTTAGAGATGTCGGTGGTGTTGGCGGCCGACTACGCCGACGCGTGTGGGCGAGACGTCGTCCTGGCCGAGGACTTCGAGTACGCCATCAAGTACTGCGCCATGCACACCGTGGGTGAGCGCGTGGGAAGCATCTTACCTATTCGCCCACCCCGCGAAAGCGATGTAGACCTCGGGAGCGACGAAGAAGAGTGGGAAGAGGAAGAAGATGGCGTGGACTTGGAATTCGTTGAAGAAGGCGACGAGCCGGATTTCACCAGATACGAGGGTGACGACGAATTCTTCAACAAGGTGAACGAAGCCAAAGACACGTGGGATGCGTGGGAACCCACCAATCCCGCCGAATCGATGCTAAAAAAAGCTATTGATAATTATAATGGAGGGTTTTGATTTCCAGTCGACATCGTTTCACCCGATTGACGGCGACACTTCTTCATCGGAAGAAGACGAGGAGGAGTCTTCCGACAGCGAGGATGAGAATGGTGTCACTGGAATTGTTCCTCAGGCGAAAAATAAACCACTCCGTTTTAAGAAAATAGTCCAGAAAGAAGAACTTTTACCAGAATAATTTTCTTTTCCTATCGTATAAACCCACAATGTCCGCTGCCAAGGCTGCTGATACGATCACGCTCGTCTCCACTGAACTCGAGACCCAGTCTCTCAACGCGCTTGTCGCTGGTTTCTCTTTCGCCGCGGCCCTCTCCTGGATGGACGTGAGCAAGTGGATTATCCAGCAGCTCGTCAAGGCCCCGCGCAACGGTGGCACTCAATACTTGCTCACCGCCTTGGCCACCACTTTGTTGTCGGTCTTGATGTACTTGATCATCAGCTCCTTCAGCAAGCGTGTCCAAAAGCCGGCTGGCCCTATCTACGCAATTGCCCGATAAACACTATAAGTAATATCCCAAATATCAAAATCATTAATATCTGAAGGATGTTTTCCCATCTGTAAGGGCTAAGCACGGCCTCTTCGGCCTCCGCTTCTCTTACAGTTGCCGACTTGTCTTCCACGAATGCTTCTTCTTTCAGGGGAACCTTGGGTAGGTTCACCAGCCTGTCCGTGGAACACGTGAGTTTGAGTTTCATCGTGTGATCGCGGCCTCTGAAATCGTAGGGGATGAGTTTATTGTTTTCCTTGTAAAACAACTTCACCCGCAGACTTGTTATTTTCTTTTGCAATCCCTTGAGGAACTCGTGTTTCACGTCGTAATCTTTCCCAGAGAAAGTCAGGACGCCCCCGACGTCTGCGGTGTTCATGACCGTGGCCGTGTAGAAGGGTGAGGTCACGTACACTTCTTTGTTAAATTCGTCAGCCCCGCTGGAGAGTTGAAGGACGAACGCCTTGGCGCCTTTGGTGACGTCCACTCGCCCGTCCAATTCCAACACCCCATTCGTGGATTCTTGATCGGCACTCGTGAGCCCGAACACCTGGTTCGGTGTGGTGTACCCTTCGACGTTCGAACTCCACCCGTAGATCCCCGTGTTAAACTTCAAGACGAAGTTGGTCGTGATCCCAGCCACGTTACTGAACTTGAGGCTGTTCGTGGAAGCCTTCCACTGCGCATTCACGGATTGTGCCCCGGCCGCGAGCAGGCGATCGTTCACGTGCGCCGCGAGCGTGGCCCCGTCGGCGAATGTATTAGCCTGGAGGTTGACCCTGTGTGAGCCGAAATCTACCGCCGTGGGTGTGACCACGTCCAAATCGAAGGTTTTATTCCTCTCGTGCACGAGGTGCTGCGTGGCCGGGATCTGCGCCGCCTCCACGGTGATGTCGGAGACGTCGTAGATGGGCTGTTTCAGTTCCACTACGTAGTCATTCGGGTCGGGATACAACACGGGATCGCGTTCGCCGCTATCGATGTCTAAGTAGTACACCTTCATTAAAATTAATGAATATAATTTTAATTTAGGGTTTGATCTAAAGAAAACAAAATTCTAAAAAGTGTTCGCGTACGGATTATTCGCCAACTGCCTCTTCGCGACGCCTAAGCTCGCGCACGAGGCGTACGGGTTCGCGTTGCCCTTGAAGGCGTTCGTGTCGTGCATGCCCCCGTCGTAATAGTTCTGGGCGCCCCAAGCACCGTTCGCCGGGTTCACCCGTCCGTCCACACGGCTTCTGTCTACTCGCACGGCTGTGACTTTACCTCCCTGCTTCACCGCGCTCTCACGAACGTTCATGCGCCCGGCATTCCCGAAGCGATCTTTCTTACCACGCTTATCTTCCGGCCTGAACCCATACTTCATGAGCTCTTCGTTGTTTTTCTGGTTCACCTTGAGTGCGGCCGTGTTCAAGTAGCCACCGTGGAAGGAAGAGATACCCGGCTGTGGTCGGTTCATGTAGAAGTACTGCTCCTCGTTGAGATCAGTCTTGAACCTGGTCGGGTCCTGGGAAAGTGTCATCCCAGACACCAATCGCTTGGCCGGGTTCTTATCGAGGCCGTCGTTGCGAAGGCCCGTCTCCGAACGGTTGGTCGTGCGCTTGGTGCGCTCGTGTTCCTGCCTCGGCGTCGCCGCGCTCATCCCCTGCACGCGACCGCGCTGGGCTGGGAGACGATCCGGAAGGAAGGTCGTGGTTTCTGGCCTGTTGCGCCCGAACTCACCCATCTGCGTTTGGCGGCCACCCGTGATGTCGTGGCCGTGGTTGGTGCGCCCCGGAAGCGTGGTGAGCTTGTACTCACCCACGTTGATCGGGTTCACTCGGAAATCATTTTGTTGGAAGCCACCGGTGGCCGCGACTTCCGGGCCGACGCCCAAGCCCGGGCCGACGAGCTGTTTTTCCACGGGCGAAAGGTTGTTCATGCGACCGCTGTCGAAGAAGCGGTCACGCATGTCCAAGACTTCCTGTCCGGAGCTTCGCATCTGCGGTGCAATCACTGAGAAGCTCGGCATCTCTTGTTTCGACAAGTATGGAACGCGTTCGTCTGCGTACGGGGTTTCCACTGGGGGAGGCGTAAGTGCCGAAGCCGCTGAAGGCACGGTTGCCACAGGTGGCGGAGTCACTTCTACGGGTTCCTGTTTACTGAGTGATCTACCGGCATAGATCAATCCCGCGACCGACAAAATGGACAAGATATCGGCCATCTCTTATATCATAGGAATATTTATTTTTTACCGGCGCGCATAGCGTTGATCGAAAAGGGTGTTCTGGAGTTCCGCGCGAGAACTCGCCGGGTTGAAGGTCTTCGTGCGAAGTGGAAGGTGGCACTCCATGTTGTAGAGCGGGAAGTAGTTGCGCTCGAAAGTCTCGGCATAGCCCTTATTGAATCTGGTGGTGCTCTGCGGCCTGAGTTCGTCGCTGATGTCCACGTAAGCGCTCGGAGCACCTTTTCCCGCGCGATACGGTGCGGTCCCGTACAACATCGTGCTCGGCCTGCACTCATTCAGAGAGCTCGGCTGAGGGTAGACGAAGATTTCATCCGTGGCCTTCACTTTGGGAAGGGCCCCAGTGTTGTTGATGATGTCCAAGCCTGGTTGAAGCTGGTATGCCATGATTACTATAACCCCACAAATTAATTCACCGAAGGTTATTCGTGAACGGCTGCAGCCCAGCGAAAGCTTCGAGCTGCACCCCGCGCGCGTTCGGGTCGCACGCACCCTGATCGCTTCTGCAGATGGGTTGGAACTTAGCTCCGTACAACCACTCGGCGAAGCCGGTCTGATCACCGCCATCCGCCGTGCTCACGGGCATGCTCACGAATTGGCGAGAGGCCGCGCGGCTTTGCTGGAAAGGGTGGGGCGCGCGCGAACGGCCGCTGGCGTAGACGCTTCGGTCGATCACGAACTCATCGATCTCGGCGGCGACGGTGGGGGAGTAGCACGCTGGTTTCTTGTTCGGGTCTTCACCAACCACGGTTGGGTTCGCCATCGGGTTATCACGTGTCGGAAGTTGGCAGTCGGTGCCCGCGACGGATCGACCGTTTTGCGCGAACTTGGACGTCATGACCATGCCCGACCTGTGCATGACGTAAAGCATGGCCAAGACCATCGCACCGAGGACGAAGATGCGGGCGTCGCGGCGAACGATGTACAAAATGCTCGTGGCATAGATGATGAAACGGGACGCGGCGTTCACGCGATCTTCTGGAGTTTGTGACTTCGATGGCCAGAAGTTGAGCACTTCTTCAGCGTTTACGAGGATTTTAGGATCTTCGAACCAAGTCTTCATTATATTACACGGCTATTTATTTTTTCAACATACCCCCGAGCATGTTACTCATAGTCTGCATCAGCGCGTCCTGGTCCATGTTCTCGCCACCGAGCTTGCTGGCGGCGTCTTCGGCGAGCTTTTCGATCGCACCCAGTGTTTCCTGAGGAATGCTCGTAATCGTGACCCCGAGCATGTAGAGCGTCTGCAAGTACTGCCAGATGGCGTTCTTGGTGTTCACACTCAGCTTATCGCTCCAGTGATCCTTGATGTTCAAGTCCTTGAGGTAATCGATTTCTTGCATGCTTTCCAAGAAGAAACTCTCGTCCTTCTGGGAAATCTTATCGGCGTAAGGGGTGACCCCGGCCATGTACGCCTCAACCACCTTTCGCGGGTTTGTGCCCTTGATCAAATCGAAGGATGTCATGAATTTTTTGATGCCTTTTTCTTCTGGAAACGTTTTGGACAATTCAAGAAGAAATTGACCCATCATGTCACAAAAAGCCGTGGTCGACGCCATGGCTGGGAGATTACTACCTGTAGATGAGATTAATTCTTTAAAAGGGTTCCGTGCTGATCGCCTCGCGCTGACCGATGCCCTGAGAGACGATGAAGTAGACGAGGATCGCGTTCAACGCCGCGGGCTTCGTGTATTGCGCAACCTTGAGCTTGCCCTCGTTGTTAAGCTGGGCCTTAAAGTGCACGTAGGCGGCCGTGATCGCCGCGGCGATGAGTGCCGCGCTGAAAGGGTCGCGAAGGTACTCACCGAGATCTTCCATTATTAGTAACGCGAGGTTTTCTTTTCAGCTGCATCTGGGAAAAATACGTCATCTTCCTCTTCGTCTTTCTCTTGCAAATCTTGCTTCCTGACGTTCGGGATGGTTTTGAATTCGTTCTCCAAACCGGTGGGCATGGCCGGCGGTGGCGCGGGCTGAAACTCGGGCACTGGCTGCTGCTGGGGCACGGGTTCCATAACTTCTCCAGCCTCGGTCGCACCCACGGCCTCGGCCTCGGCGCCCTCATCCACGGCCTCGGGCTCACCTTCCTCTGTCTCGGCGTATTCCTCGTCGTCTTGGAACTCCGGGTCTTCGCTGTCGACCAAACCATCGGTGCCGTCCAGATCGATGTTCGTGTCGTTTTGAGAGACGTACGTCTGAAGGATCTGTTGCACCGGGATGAGTTCCTTGACAGTGGCCTCGATGCACACTGCGATACGCGCGTTCAACTCGTCGTCACGCTTCGCCTCGGATTGGTTCTCGTGCATGACGTAGGGGTCGCGGTAGATATCCTTCGCCACGTTGTTGTACACGGTCTGGATGAAGACCTCGTTCGACGGGAGTTTGAGGTTGATCTTTTGGTTGTCCGAACGCAAACGCACGGAAGACAAAATCTTCACGCACGCCACGAACACTGCGGCCAACAGGTCGTTGAAGTAAGAACACCTGTTGGTGATGTTATCGGAGTGCTTCTTCGACATGGCGTTGGACCAGTTCTGGACCTCTCTGAGGAGGTTTTGGTATGTGATCAACACCTTCTTCCCCTTGGACATCTTCGTCGCTTCATCGTACATTTCCTGAAGGACTTCGATGATGGCCGGGGACATGATCAGGCACAACTGCCCGAGGTACTCTTTTTTCGCTTCCACGAGGATGTTCAAATTACTGTCCATTATACTCTCAACCGTGGAATAAAAAAAATATATTTTCACTCACTTCCTGTACTTGTTCGCCGCCTTTTTCAAGTTCATGAGTGTTGGGAAGTCATTGAACAAGTGATCCGTCTCCTCCTCGTGGCTGGGCTCTTTCCTTCTGGAGGGCCCACTCGCCTGCGCCCAGGACACGTACAGGTCGTGATCTCCGACGTGCCTCACCTCGAACCCACCGTTTCTGAGCTGTCTGGCTAGGTAGTTACACGCCGCGGCGCGATCGAAGGCGGGGAAGCCCATCACCAAACTCGGCACCGTCAGGAACACGTTCGTGAGACTCAGCTCCACACACTGCCTGATCTTTCGTTCGAACATTTCGTAAATCTTTTTGTACAACTCCTTTCTGTGTTGACGTCGCTTGTCTTCCAGGAGTTTGATCTCACGGATGTCGACCATTAAAATTTACTCAAATTTATTTTTTGCCACTTCTAACTCACTCAAGGTTGGCATCACCTTTTCTCTCACGAGCTCGTAATCCACAAACTCCTTAGCAACGTCCTGGACGAACGGGGTGATATCACTAGGGTCGTCCGCGTCGATGGGTTGCGTGCGAAGGGCCATGACGGAGACTTCTCCACCCGGCTTCTTCATGGACATAGTGGACACCACGGTGAAACCGAAGACGTATCCACCGCGTTTGAGGGCCATGAACATGCACTCGTACACATCACGATCCTCACCTTCGTACTGTCGCACCGCGGCGGTCTCGATGATGTCGACACACATCCCAGTGCGGCGCTTGATCTCTTGAGTCGTGTTCACCACGAACTGCTGCATCATGTCGGAATCGACCTTGGCGTCTTTCTGAGTGAACCCACTGAGGTCCGGCTTCTCGTCATCAAGACGCACCTCACGCACGTGGGGTGGCACCTCTTCCGTGGTGAACATCTCCTTCCTGTAGCACAGAGTGATGGCGATCACCAAGGTGAGCAACAAAACCCACTGGGCAATCTTCATGTTATACTGTACTGCGTCAATTTTTTTCTGAGAAAAGACGAAGACTATATTAGCAGAAATGTCTCTTCTGATTTACAGCCCAAAGTGTTCCCACTCCTTGGAAGTCATCAAGTTCATCGACGCCAACCCTCAACTTCGTCAGCTCGTGCACTATCACAACGTGAGTGAGCTCGGGATCCCAGACCGGTACAGGCAGAAGATCACGCGCGTGCCAACGATGCTCACGAAGAACGGCAAACTCCTAGTCGGGAACGAAATCAAAGCGTGGCTCGAATCGCTCCTTCCGTCGAAGAATGGGGTGCAGCCCCTGGACATCGTAGGGAAATGCAATCTCTTCAACCTGGACGGCGATGACGATAACGGGATGTTCGCGATCGAAGACTACGGGCAGTCACTCCAACCCGCACTCACGCCGGAGATTGAGGAACGGATCAAAAGGAACGTCTCGGATGCTTACAATCAAATAAAGAATAGTTAAGCTTAATTGGTAAGAAACAATCATGATGCGCCTCGTGACAATTCAAGCATCCGCGATCAAGAGCGTCTTTGAGGTTCTTAAAGAAATCCTCACGGACGTGAACATCATTTTCAAAAAAGATGGCATGCACGTGGTCACCTTGGACAGCGCGAGGACGAGCCTCATCGACATGCACCTCACCAATTTCGACGAGTACGAGTGTGAAGAAGAAGAAATCGTGTGCGGGATAAACACGAACAACACGTGGAAGTTGCTGAAAAGTGTCACGAACCAAGATTCCATATCGATCGAAGTGAAAACGCGCGAGTTCATGGACATCACCATCACATCCACGGTGAAGAAAACCAACACCACGTTCCAACTCAAACTTTTAGACATCAACGAAAGCCAGATTGAAGTGCCGGAGGTGCACATGACCACAGTGACCACCATCCCTTCCGTCGATTTCCAGCGTTTGTGCCGTGACATGTCCAACATTTCCAACGAAATCAAGATCACACGAGACAAGAACCTGTTAGAGCTCGAGTGCGAGGGCGACTTCGCCAGTCAGAAGACCCAGATAGAGTGCGTGGAGGAGAGCCCGCACATGAGTGGAATTTATTCCCTCAAGTACATAAACATCTTCACGAAGTCCACGGGGATGTGCGCCGCGTTGCAGCTTATGCAGGAAGAAAGCAACAGATTTTTGATTTTGCGTTACAACGTTGCCGATCTGGGCGACATTAAATTCTACTTGGCCACTAAGGTTGTCACGGAAACTTGAGGTTACACGCGAGGCCGGTGGTGGTGCTCACCACCTTACTCATCCCGAAGGAGTTTGTAATTTTAATTTTCGGTAAATCCTTTTCGAGCGTCTCGTCGTCGTAGTACAATAAATCCCTGATGCGCACGTGGCCTTGGCCGTGGAAGTCTTGCCTCGGGCCAGCGCACCGCCTGATTTTCTCCGTGATGTCGCGCACGGGTTTGTCGTCGTGGTCCATCAATATCGCGCTCGTGATGGGAAGGATGAACATCGCACCTTCCTCCTCGCGCGGTGGCCACGTGTAGTCGATGTCGTCCGTGACGAGCTTGTAGCGTTTGTTGTTGTAATAGTACTTGATGCGAAGGATCGGGTGCACGACGTTCTGCGGGATCACCGTCTTGGTGAAATCCCTGTCGGTGACGATCACGTAGTGGTGATCCTCACCCTCTTCCGTGTCCAGGTCCCAGTACTTCTCCTCGGCCAACCAAAAGTCGTCGTCGATCTCGTAGCGCACGCCCGTGCGCACTGTGTACTCGAGAGCCTTCTCGATCACGGCGTAGTTCGAGATGGAAGTCAACTTCTTGTACGTGCCGTACGCCCAAATGATAACCTTACTTAAAAACTTCATGGCTTTAAATCACTAATGGAGGGAAACTTTTTAAGCCGCTTCAACAATAAGATCGATCACTGGAAATCTATGATTGTCGAAGATCCCGCCAATAAGAGGTCCTACGAGCAGGAGATGAGCCAGTACATCATTCAGTGCATGCCGTACATGAACCAGCACAGCGACGAGGCATTGGAGACGACCACGTCCTCTGACAACCCACTGAACGTGAAAGAGACCACGGGCTTGGCCAAGAAGGACATATTCATGGACTACTTGGCCGAGGTGGAGAAGCAAAACATAGATCGACCGCGCGCGCGGAAGAATGCGGACACGTGCGAACAGTGCTCAACCAGCAACGTCGTGTTCATCCCAGAGACGAGCGAGATGGTGTGCGACAGCTGCGGGGTCGTGATAGACAAAATCATCAGCGAACAACTCACATACAAGGAAGAACAGGAGACGTCGAAGATTGTGAGCTACTCTTACAAGAGGGAGAACCACTTCAGCGAGTGGCTGAGCCAATTCCAGGCGCTGGAGACCACGACGATCCCGGACGACGTGATTGACAAACTCAGGGCTGAACTGAAAAAGATGAAAATCAAAACCGTGGACGAGATCACGGCCAAAGTGGTTCGATCACTCCTCAAGAAGCTTCGTCTGAACAAGTACTACGAACACACCATGTACATCACGAACATTCTCAACGGCATAGAGGCACCGAAGATGCCACACGACCTGGAAGAAAGGTTGCGGATGATGTTCAGGGACATCCAACAACCCTTCAACGACCACTGCCCGAAGGGAAGGAAAAACTTTTTGAGTTACTCGTACGTGCTGTACAAATTTTGTGAACTCCTCGGGGAAGACCAGTACTTGGAGTACTTCCCATTGTTGAAGTCAAGGGAGAAGCTCTACCAGCAAGACCTCATGTGGGAGAAGATATGCGGGACGCTTCGGTGGGAATACATCCCAACCGTTTAAAGGATTAGGTTGTAACATGAACAGTTATGAATGAATACGAAGAATTCTGCATTAAAGAAGCTAACTATCACCTAAACCGCGCGCGCGAGATACTCACGGTGGACATAAAGAACCCCAAGCAGTTCTACGACGAGACCACCGAACACTACAGGAACTTGGCCAAGCTCTTCCCATTCATGTACCTGATCACTCAGCAAGAATGCAACGAACTTCGAGATCACGATGACCAAAGTTTATCAGATACGCAGTCTTCAGTTTCATCAGCTTCAGATAGTTTCGTGCCTGCAACTCCATAGGTTCAGTCAAAGCCTTGACGCTCTTGAACTCCAAAACAACCTCACCACCGACTATGATGTCCGAACGCAGATTTCCTATCGTGTGTTCCTCAAACACGATAGGAACTATCCGTTCACTCTCGTACGCGATCCCGTCTCGGCGAAGCAAGACCTCCATCGCGTTGTGGTACACGCGCTCGCTGTATCCTGGCCCGAGGGCCTCGTAGATGCGTTGGCAGTACTCGGCCACGCCTTCCATTAGTCATTCTTATATGGATATCTTCTAACCCACAAATTGCAAATTATCTTGCGCCCCTTGGTCACGGGCGTGCCACCGTGCATGGCGTAGTCCGTCAGCATGCCGTAATCGTCCAAAGTGTTGAAGAACAACACATCCCCCTTGGCCAACTTGTACATCTTGTCGCAGTTCGGGAAGGCCGTGTAACCGCCCTCGTATTCATCGGGGTTTGACAAACCCATGACGAACGTGTACATTCGTGGGTTAGGGTCGTTGGCGAAACAGTCTTGGTGGGGCTTGTAGAACCCACCCGAACCGTAACGTAACACCTGGAGCATCTCGCAGTTGTCGATGGGGCGGTCGATGTGTTTGAGGCAGCGCTCTATGACCCGGCGCACGACGGGGTCATTCTTGGTCAACCACGCCGTCTCACTATCACGGATCTCCTTGTGCACCTCGTGATTTCCACCCACCGTGGAAGGTTTGAATTTTTTCTCCGCAGCTTGCTTGATGTATTCACACTCATCCTCCGTGAGAATGCCCTTGAGAACTTTCGGTGGTGAGTACTTCGGGAGCATGAGCCACAACAAGACGATCAACGCCAACAATAGCAAATACATCTCTTATCACTCAACCAATATTATTTTTTGTAAATCTCCTGGTATTGAACACTTGTACCTCTTCCGTATAGAAGCGAACTCGGTGTTCAACAAATCCACAATGGCGTTGTACTCGGCCACAGGGTCACCCTCACACACACCCAAAACCATCCGACGAAACAAATCCGAACACGTGTGCGAAAGGGTGAAACACAAATCCACGATCTCACGACTTCGTTCTCTGCGCTTGTCGTGAAGCCGAAGTTCAGCCTTGAACCGATCCTCCTCTATGTATCCCATGAGAAAGTTCATGCGGAGCGTGTGAAGCTCGCGAATGGGAAAGTCCGGGTTCCATCTCCATAGGGCATCGCGCTCGATGAGACGCACGGACACGTAGGGCTCGATGAATTCCGGAAAGTTTTGCATCTCATCCAAGGTGGGCATGCCACCGCACGGAATGTCCCCGTGCTCACGGCTCATCTGCCCACCCAACTTTTTGCGCTGATGTTCAAAGTAATGCGGATTGTCTACCCTCCCACGGATCACACCGCCGGTTTCGAAGGAAAACGCGGTCGCACACATCGTGCAAAACATCTGCGAACATCCATCGATCCGGGTGATCATCTCAGAACAGTTCGGGCAAGGTTTCGTGTCACTCTTAATCAAACGCATCGTCTGCACTAAGTCTGGATCGCACGTGTGATCGCTCTTTCCAGTGTCAATCATCTCACCGCAGTCTTTGCAAAATTTTTTGTCACACAAAGTGCAGTACCATTCCTCGTTCAGGTGCCCGTGACACGCCGAAGCCAAACACTTACGAATGAAACGCGTCCGGGGTTGCATGTCACGACGCGATCGCAGGGTTTCGTACTCCGCGATCAGACGTAAATACTCGTGCCATTTCTCGTGAACCGCTGGATAGGTGAATTGGTACTGTTCGCGCGTATGTGGGAAAGGGATGTGGTTTGCCACACACAACACGTAGAGCTCAGCCCGAACGTCGCCCATGAGTGTCCACAATGCCATCATCCGCTTTTGCCGCGCGACTTCGGGTTGAAGCTCGGGGAAGTGTGGTTTCTGCTTTTCGAAAAGCACGTTTTCGATGTGTTCGCGGTAAGGCCCGTTCCTGAATTTGATCGTCGTGATCTCGTCTACGAAACGCCTCGACCACGCACGCCGGCACTTCATGCAGTGGGCGTCGTCGAGTTTGGAAAGCATGTATCGCTGCACGCACCCACGGCATGATTTCAAATCACAAAAGGAACAATCAATTCTTTTGTGATTTGTTTTGTTAAATTTCTCACAACACACATCACAAGACATACCTGTCTATGGGCGGTTAGCCTTTAAATATTTGGCCCGCACCCAGTTTCGGTCAGACATGAAAATCTTACTCAATCGAGGATTAGAATACCTGTGAAAAATCATCAACGCATTCAGGCGTCTGAATAAACCCAACGCGGGCTCACCCGCCTTGATCGATCGGGCTAAGGCTGCATGGCGTGCCTTCGAGCTCAGCTTGGCCACGTCCTTGTACCCGAACACGGAAAGGCTCACGTTGTTACTGATTGGAATGCGGATCTTTGTGGAGTTCATTACTTTTTGTGATTATTTTTTTTTTAACAAACGCCCAAATGCACTCGCCTTGACTTCTTTTCTCGTTCCGGTGCGCTGGAACACAGATGACGCGTTTTTGAAACTCACCTTACTCTTCTCAATCCACGATTTCGCAACTTCTCGGAGGCTTTCTTCTTTTTTACGCAGCTTTTCGTCCGTGTTACGAGCACCCTTCACCGAGGCCTCGACTTGCCTCTCACTGGTCGCTTCGTCGATGTTTTTCAAGTAATTATCCTTGTTCTTCTTGGGTAACATTTTCAAATCCGACACCTGAGCCTTTTGTGTCTTCTTGAACTGTTCCAAGCGCTCTCTCTTTTCCGCTTCTCTGATAACTTCGCTCACTTGATTTTTTGTTCGGGAAAGATTAATTTTTTGCAAATACTCTCTGGAGTTGTTGATTTTCAACTTTGTGATTTTCTTCTTTGCCTTTGTTTTTAAATTTTCAAAAGCTGCGTTCGATTTCAATTTTCCCTCCAAAACCTCGAAGCGTTTTTGGGCTTCAGAAATGTTCCCAATCGTTGAAAGTAATTTCTTCTGGTCGTCAGTGAGATATTTGGATTTTTCAATTTTATCCATCACTGATTTTCTCTTCTTGTCAAATTCCCTGGCCTTTTTCTCAAAGAGTTTGCGAGTGCCCGCATCATTGAGCTTTGACAATAACATGCGCCTGTTCTCCACCGTGAGTGATTT